TTCAAATTTGCCAGATAGCCAGGGTCCGCATTCATCAGAGCTTTATTGTCGCTTAGCTTGGACATGATAAAGGTCACTGAACGAGGTTCACTCCGTTCTTCCGTCGTCTGGAGGTTGAATTGTTCCCATAGCTCCTGTTTAGTGTTGGCCCAATAGAGCGTTTCATTACGTCGTATAAACCAGCGTATCTTTCCGCTTCTCTCTGGGATTGGGTATCCAGTGTCTTGGTCAATCCACCATTCTATGAATTTTGCAACCCAGCTATCTGCATCTGGATTGCATGTAGCCCGAACAAACGGAGTCACACCACAAGTGGAACGGTTGCGAGAAAGCATGTAGAAAAATGTTCTCTCTGAGAAATGAGTCAACTCGTCGAAACCAATCTCGCAAATTTGAGAGCCCTGCCACTTATGTACTTCATCGTCCCGTTCTATGTGCGCGAACTTCACGGACGATATGATTTTCCCTTCCTTATTGCGAAACCACCACGTCCCTGCGTTCCTTCGAGGGTCAGCACCTTGGATTTCTCTATATATTTTCTCCGACTCGTCCCAAAGGCCGCCTTGGCTAAATATCTGGTTAAAATTCTTCCGGAAGATGGTGCAGCCGAATCCAGGAACGTTTTTGTATCTTAACGCTGAAAGAAGCAGTCCAAATGATTTTCCTCCTCCGGCTGCCCCTCCATAAATGCATATTGATGCAGGTGTTGCCACTACATAAACTGTTCTTGCGGTCCTTCTTGTGGTTTTAGAACAGTTCCCATGGCATCACCCCCCCTCTGTCCGCATTTGAAAATCCGCCTTACCCATTTTCTTCCTTCATCTCGCAGCTTTCCTCAGATGCGATTTGAGGCATATAAATGACGACATCGTTATTTCCGTCCTCGTCATTCATATTTACAGTAGCGCTGATATAGTCTGACTTGGCAGCCAATGCATTTATTTTCGCATCCAGTTCAAGCTTTCTGCGCTTTTCAGCCGCAATGCTTTCGCGCTCTTTCCGTTTTTCCTCCGGTTCATAACCGGCCATTTTCATGAGCTCGGTATATGCTTCAATATTTCCGGCCATTGCCAAAGTAAACAGCCTGGCTTGCAGGGCGGCCATATTCGTCCTTTCATCTACCGGGTATCCAAGTTCTTCAAGATTATCAGCAATCTTGCCTTGTGCAGACAGTTCAAGCAGGTATCTGATGGCAGATTTGGCATCTCTTTTTGCCCTTCTAGCTTCGCCAGATTTTATGCCACCAGCCTTGCCTCGCTTCTTTGCTTCCTCTTTGCTTAATTCTCCCTTTTTTATAGGTTGCAAATTGGCATCTTGTTTCGGATTTCTTGCCATCAGTTATCACCTTCTTTTCAACGAAAACAGCCCCTATGCATAAGATCATAGGAGCTGTTTTGTAAGCTTATTTTTTGAGCGAGGCACTATGCCCCGTAAAGACGCTTCACTGTTTCTACGCCCTTTTTCGCTAATTCCGCAGGATTCATACCTATGGACTCGTAAAAATGCGGATAAACCATACATTCGTATCCTCTTTTCATATCGTCAGAATCATCTTTACTAATCCCGCGCCGAAAGTCTTTCGCAATACGAAGCGCAGATTTGAAGTCTCCTCTTGCTACAAGGGCACGAACAATATCACTCTTGCGTTCCATATTTCTCCTCCGGCTTTCTCTTGCCGTCGTCAAACGGCGTGCGATAATTATTGGGATTATGTTTCTCAAGACAAATATCGATATCCCGATTCCAACTGCAATCATCAAATAAGTTTTCTTCGAGTGGAGTCAATAATCTCTGATCGTTTTCGATTGCATGTACGGCATCCCGGCGGAGCTGATATTTGCCATACGAGGTGTGCCAATTGTATGCCCACTCAGGAAACAGCCCGTCAATCTTATTGCACTCATCTACGGTTTTAGGCGGCGCAATATCCTCAGGAATAAGTACGCCATAAAAATCAAATTCCGGTCTTCCGAGCAAGTCGTCAGATGTTATACCTCGTTTTTGCCATGTCCACATTAAAATAATTGCTTTTGCAACAAAAATCGTTTCCTCGGACGGCTTTGACATTCTAGCATTTGCTTCTTCCAATGCTTCAACTTCATACTTTAATATTGGATAATAAACCATCGTAGTTTCTTTCAGCATTTTCCAAAATTCTTTTCGATTCTTTTTGAAAAGTTCCGCTGCATATTTACCGGTTGTCACAACGTCCATCTTTCTAATCGCTGTGTGCAACGCTCTTGCTAATTCGTTTTTCTTCCAACCAGTCGGTTCTTCCGTAAACATTAAATTGCAAGCAAAATAATCTGCATCTCTATTTTTCTTTGCAATGCAAAGTAAATACACTGCTTTTTCTAACGACTTTTCATCGCCAATATCAACCAGTGATAGTATCTCTTTTGTTATAACCCCGTAACAATCTTCGGCAGAAATAACAAGGAGCCTCTTTCGCAAGTACGCTGTGTACTGCGGAAGAAGCTCCCATAGACAATATCCGGCGATTTCATAATCCCCCTTTCGGATGGAGTTCTGCATGGCAGAAGTTACCTCCCAGAAACTGCGCCCCGTTCGTGTAGTCATTTGATAGGCCAAATCAATCATCCTTTCAATCAGTTATTAAACTCAATCACCATAAATTTTTTTGAGCTTAACTATATCTTAACTGATTGTGGCTAAAAGTCAATGAATATATTGATTTTTTTGCAAAATATTTTCAAATCTACCTTTTTACATTTATACGTGGAACATTTTTTTCCATGTTATAAGAAAAATATTTTCCCCATTTAGCTTTCATAAGATTAATGCTAGCGACCTGTTCTCCTCTCTTTTTCCCTGATGCTCCGCCTTCGTTAGTATCAGTCAAACCCTTAGAACAAAAATACTTGGGTTTCAGGATAATTCGGTTCATTAATAATTCTTGGAGAACAAGATCAATATCATAGTTATATTCGAGCTCTTTATTACACTTAGCTTTGAAGACTGGACGATTTACCCATCTTACAGCACCCGCACAACCCTTAAATGCAAACTCGCAGTCATAGTTCCATGGTCGAACTGTCGCATCTGTGGCTCCGAAACCTATCCTGAGATCAGACATAATCTGAGCTATACGTTCTAGCTCTGTTGTAACCACTTCAGGATCATCAATGGAAACCGTGTCATACATTCGATAATAGAAATGGTGAATATCGTCATCTAGAATCGCAATTATATCCTCTGGGGCATTTTCTATAAGCCACTGGTTAACCTCTGTTAGTCCGCAAATCAATTCATCCTCAACTGCCCATACTTTGATGTGATCTTGCACATCCTGCAAAGCCCTTTTGTATTCATCCTGTTCACTATGTCGCACAATATATGTTCCATACTGAAGAAAATGGTGGGAAGTACAAGTCGTGGCCCGTTTGTAACTCGGAATATAAATTCCGAAAGTTGGGTTACTCACCATGAATGCCCCCAATCGCATCTCTCTTTATCTTGGAAAGCGTCAAGAATATGGCAAGTATTTTTGCACCTCACTACCTTACTCACTTCTCCCATCTCGTCCACCCCTTAGGTAACATAAATCCGCAATTCATTATATAATCAATCACCGACATATTTTCTGTTGCTGGTCGCCCAATCTGCGGATATGATATCGGTTGATAATCGGAATAGAGTAGCAGAATATTATTTTCTTTGTAGTCCATTTCATTATGATATTCTTTTGCCCCTATACCACTGATATAGACATCTGCTCCTAAGAGCTTGCACATCTCTATAATTCGCGCATCTTTCTTATCATGCAAATTGAGATTAGACGATCTAAGGATTGTCTTTCGTTCCAAACCAAATCTCTCTATAATACTAAGTAAGCATGTGATGTTAAAATCAGCTAAATTTCCAGTTGCAAGTGCCTTAGGCAACAGTTCTTCCAACAACGAAAATACCTCGGGGAAGTATTCCGCTCTTTTGTATTCTATCCAAAAGGTCTTTAGCGTTTTGGCTACCCATTCGTCACCCGCTGCAATTTGAATCTTATCCAGCCTTTCTACATGACGATGAATAGGAAGCGTAATTCGTAGAGGTCCATTTGAGGTTAAAATTTCATTGTAGTTATGCCTTCCTCTCTTAGAATACTGCACATCATCTGAGAAAACAAAAATATCACTTTGAAATAATTTATAAAAGTAACCCATGTACGGAAAAAAATCGGGTTGGTGAGATGCCAGTATCATACATCTCCCCTCCTAAATACACATTCAAATGCCTCTGCCAATTGATACCCGGCTTGCGCTCCACGAATAACAGGCAACGCATATAGTGCCTTCGTTGATCTGGGATGAGGTGCGTTGCGAATTACGTTTTCGTAGACTGCTAAAGCGTCAATTTTAGCATCGACTGCCTTCTCGGATACTTGAACGAATGTGTTCGGATGAAACTTCTGCTCCGTTGGATTTAATGCCCAATCAGTTGAAGATTGCACCTCCATTAGATACAGCCCTTTGATCGGTGGGACCTTCTCCCTTCCACGTTGCCACAGTCGGAACGCCTCCATGCAAGACGCTGCCGCCCAATAATGGTCTGTGTTAATATCTCCGGGGTGTTGAGTGAAAATAGCGTCAGGCTCGAAATCTCGAATAACGCTTTCAATATCCTGCACCATTTGGCGATGATCGGCATTGTGGAAGTTGCTATCGTTGTAATAAAACAAGTATCTGTGGATGGATGGTCCTAAAATTGCATGGCTTTTTTCCAGATCCTCAACTATTCTTTCTGCCTCTCCATTATATCGGGTGGTGTCGCAATTATTCAGAACCGCCACCGCTACCTCATCTCCCCGATGAACGGCTTCATAGATAAAAGCTCCTGCTCCGAGGACTTCATCGTCCGGATGAGCAACCACAAATAAATATTTCTTCATATCAGTCATTCCCCCTTTGCAAATACGCTTTCAATCAAGCGGAGCACAGCAGTATCATCCAGTCTCTCAGCCATATCAGACCGGTAAATGGGTTCTATTTTCTTGTCCCCTTTATTTTCATGAGATACTACGATATAGTCACCCTTCACAACCGCAGCTTCGGCCTCTTCTTCGGTCAGGAGAGCCTCATGCATTTTTTCTCCTCTACGGATACCAATAATCCTGTACGGATAATCTTCTGGAAGATTGAGATATCTACACACCGCTTTCGCTAAATCTCCCGTTGTGCAAGCGGGTGACTTCTTTATCAAAATTTCCCCGCTATTCCCAATTGTAAATGCTTCCCGAACAAGAGAAACAGCTTCTTTTACTGTCATTACAAACCGCGTCATATCTGGATCTGTAATGGTAATCGGCATATTGCTTTGTACTTGTTCAATAAATAATGGGACTGCAGATCCCCTAGAGGCGATCAGATTGCCGAACCTAGTAACGCAAATTTCAGTCCGGTTTTGTTGAATTGCTCTCTGTATTGCCATTTTCTCCATATATGCTTTAGTCATACCCATCGCTGAAGTGGGATAGACCGCTTTATCTGTGGATAGACAAACAACTTTTTTGACACGTTTTTGGATAGCAGCAGTTAAGACGTTATCACTTCCATTGATGTTGGTTTTCACAGCTTCTATCGGAAAGTTCTCACAGGATGGTACTTGCTTCATAGCTGCAGCATGAAAAACAAAATCGACTCCGTACATAGCGGGGTCGATAGTTCTTTTATCCCTAATATCACCAAGGAAGAATTTTACATTCGGATGTTTCCTGTATCTTTGCGCCATATCGTATTGCTTTTTTTCATCCCGGCTGAAGATTCGAATTTCATTAGCCTCCGCCTCAAGACATTCATCTAAAAAAGCGTTGCCAAACGTTCCAGTTCCCCCAGTAATCAAAACCGTAGAGCCTTGTATCATGGTACTCATGCTTCTGCCACCGCCTTTCCTAGCGTATCACATATATATTCTATATCGCTGTACTCAAGGAATGTATGAAATGGTAACGTAAGCAAATTGCTGAAAGTTTCATAGGCTATAGGATAATCTTTAATATTAAATCCCTGACGGATATATGCCGTAAACATAGGCAACGGTTTATAATGCACATTACATTGAATTCCTGCATCTAGCATTTTAGCAAATATTGCATTCCTCCTCGCCTCATCACTGTGAGGAATTCGAATGGGGAATAAATGCATTGAACTGACATACTTCCCATTTTGGTGGTTAAGCGATGGAAGTACGTTCGTTGGAAGATTTTCTTCGTATGCCTTGACAAGCATTTTTCTTTTTTCAGAAATTTCAGAATACCTACTCAACTGTGCCATACCAATAGCCGCATCAATATCAGTCATAATATGATTGTATCCAAACAACTCAATATCGTATTCCCATTCTCGTCCATGTATGCCAGTAATACCTTTTCCAGTTTGTCCATGATCTCCAAGTAAAGAAAGTTTTTCTTCAAGGCGATCATTGTTAATCCTTTCAAAATTTTTCCAAACAGCAGCACCACCTTCCCCTCCAGTTGTGATGCTCTTCAAGGCGTGAAAGCTGAAACATGTGAAGTCCGCTACGGTCCCAATTACACATCCATTATATGATGCCCCAAAACTATGGGCAGCATCAGCAATAACCGCAATTCGGCCTATGCTCCTTTGTAAAGGCGTAGTCGGCTTAAACAAATTCGTTTTTTGAGAAATCGCATGGAATAATTCAGCATAATTACATGGAATCCCACCAATGTCTACCGGAATCACAGCTTTTGTCCTCTCTGTGACAAGCTCTGGCAATAATTCATAATTCATCTCGAATGTGCCTTGCTCTAAATCGCAAAATACAATTTTTGCTCCGACATTTCTGATGACTTCAGCTGTGGCGGAGTATGTATATGGGGTAGTGATAACCTCATCCCCTGGTCCTACTCCCAGCGCTCTTAAACACATTTCTAATGCAGCTGTGCAACTATCATAACAAACGACATGATCCGATCCACAGATAGCCATAATCATCTTTGCGAATTGTTTTGTACGCGGCCCGTTAGTAATCCAGCCGCTTCGCAAAGTCGTTTCAGCAGCAAGAATTTCTGCTTCACTGATGTCCGGTTTTGCAAACTGAATCATTTCTCTCCCTCCATTTTCTTCACTTCTCCAGCGCTCAAAATTCTGCCTTTATAATCATCATACCAGATTGCTCGCCCTTTAATATGTCGACTCTTTGCGACCTTCACTTGTCCTCCTTCAATACCAAGTTTTCGGACAAGATCGTTATAATCGAGCTCGTTTTTACAAGCGATCAATACATAGTCGTAATGTTCGTAATGAATAGGCTCCATCTCTTTGATATTGCGCTCCTCAAGTGGCTTTTCAGGTTTCTCCAAATCCAATTTGAAGCTATCCATAAGGTCTGCTGTCCAATCACCCAATTCATCTAGATCCCATTCTCCAGCATGGCTATTAAGCTTGATATTAACATACTTCTGTTCAGCGACCGTGTATCCCACCAACATTTTGCAGTACACTGTCATATTTGGATTTTTCTTCTGAAAGATAGCGACGCGTTGATTTCCGCCTAGCACCTGATTTTGGTCGTTGATAACAATCTCTCCGAAATTGCCGTATTTTTCTAATGACTCTTCCAAATCCTCTTGTTTTCGTTTTTTTATCTTGCGAGGATTGCCGAAATCGAGAGTCAAATCTCCAACACGACGTTGGACGACTTCAATTTTCTTTTCCATTATTTGTACCTCCTAAATCACCTATAAGAAGGGGTGTCACATTAAGCGGCAATCCCTACGTTTTCATAAAAAATGAAAAGCCAAACTGTAAAAAGTCTATCTCATGATATAAAATAAAAATATGTTTGCAACAAATATTTCACAAGGGAATGCACCTATCTGACCTGTACCAAACCTATGGCAGAATCAGAAAAATCTCCAATTACAATACAAGCGGTTCCCCACAAACATTCAGAAAGAAGGTATGTTAATAATGAGTAACAATTTGTATTTCATGTCAGAAGACCATGCTGTCGAGATGGTCGAAACTTACTACGAACAGGAAGAATATCTCCAGAAAATCGTGGAGGATAACCCATCCCTCCTACTCCGAAGCTCAGAGCAAGGAACCTCGCGGCTAATGCTTATCCGCAGAGAATATAATGCGGGTGGATACTACCTAGATCACTTATTCGTGGACCAGGATGGTATACCAGTTTTTGTCGAAGTCAAGAGAAGCACCGACACCAGAATCCGTAGGGAAGTTGTCGGTCAAATGTTAGACTATGCATCGAAGGTATCCCTTTTCGATATCCAGGACATTCGTAGTGGTTTTAGAGAACACAATAAAACTGTTTCAGAAATGTACGATACTGAACAATTCTGGTCTCAGGTATCTGCGAATCTTAAGGCAGAGCATATAAAGCTGGTGTTTGTCGCAGATGCTATTCCAGATAGTCTTCGAATGATAATAGAGTTCATGGATCGTGTCATGCCTACTATCGAAGTCTACGGGGTAGAAATCCATCAATTCAAGGCAAGCGGAGCTACCATGCTAACTACCAATTTCATCGCAAACAGCACTGCTAGCAAACAAAATCGCTCCATCAAGGGCGAAGAATGGGATGTCGATAGCTTTGCAAAAAAAGTCGGTTCAATAGGCGGGCCGTCCATGGAACAAGCTGCAAGAGACTTATTCGAAAAGATGCATTCTATCGGCCTAATCTACGAGTTTGGATGCGGGGCAAAATATGCCAATGCAATCGTCAAATCAGGTAGCAAAAACATTTTCAAATGTGGCGCAACTGCCCGTCAATGCATAATTGAAATCTGCATACCCGATTTGCTAAAACTGCTGGGTGACACCTGGAGTTCTGATAGGTTAGTAGCGCTCTTGAGCGACTTTCCTTCTGAGTCCAAAGAAGAGCAATTTATAAGAACCACTAATTCAAAAGACCAAAACGGCCTTTCTAAGATTGGCTTTCTATTAATCGACCTTCGGCTTTTGGTTCATCCGCACAATATGACCGCATTTATTGATAACTGCCAGAAACTTCGTGATGTATTGTCTGCCAACAATACTGTAAAAATTTCTGGAAATTGAGCTAATATAAAGGGATGCTGCGATTAATTCACAGCACCCCTTATTAGTTGATAATAGAACTTGCTTCCCTATGTGCTATTTCAGCTGCCTGGATAAGCCCCTTTAACTTGTCAAAACCGAATGACAGTTGACAACCAAGCCCTTCGACTTCTAGTATAACAACCTCTTTTTCTACAGACGCAAGCGCCCTAAGTGGCCTACGTTCTGTAAGTTCTTCACTCTCATTACTGGCATCTGACACATCGCAAGTAAAATTTGCTTCAATGCCATCGGCAGATCCGAATAATTCAGCTGGAACTTTCTCTGCCATTAATACGATTGACGAGAAATTTTCATCTTTCGACACATAAATTGTCATCGAAAACGACCTCTTTCAAATTTCATTTTTTCTATGGTACAGATTATCACGGGAAATACATGACTTGCAATGAATTTTCATGACTTTTCATGACTTTTAGTGCCAGTTGTGGAATATTGGTCATCAGCATTCACCGCAGCAATCAGATCATTCATGCAATCAAAGAATTTCTGAGAGCACCCCGCCCCTTTGGAACGCTTATACTGTAAATGTTCGCATCTTCCGTTTTCTATTGTCGCGCTCACCAGCTTTTTATTGATCCATCCTTGTGTCTGGAGCGGGACAGTGACATTGTACCTCCGCATCAGGTAATTAAAGATAGAATAGGCGCTGCATTCGTAGCGATTGCGGTAAAAAGAAACTGTATCGTTTTCCAAGACTCCGCCTTCCTTGATGGTTCGAAGTGCAGCGGAGATCATCTCTTCTGCTTCTTTATTTTTGTTTTCAACAAAACATCTCTCCTTTTTTCTCACATCGTCCCTGCGTTCTTTTTCTGCCTTCCTAAACTTCTCTTGAAATGCAGCGTACAGTTCAACGCAAGAAGTCAAATCGTTTAAGGCCAGGCCCCCTACGAAGTCTGGAAAGCTATCGCCTCCTTTGGCTTTTACATCCTGGAAGATTGCGACATGGCCATCAATCCACTTTTTGATAAAATTTGCCTGCCGTTCCGGCATACTACCGTATCGCTGGACCTCTACCTCCTCGCGTTCTAGTGCCTCTGTGACCAACTTGTTTCCGTCAATTTTATTCTCGCGGCATTTCTCGAAATATTTTCCTCGTTGATCCGCTCCGCCGTACAAATTCTTCACCGCCTCATAAAATCCGCATTGGTCGATCAGGCGAAATTCGGTGATTTTGAGCGGGGCAAGATACCCGTTAAGCTCCAAATAAAGAAGGTATCTATCATTTTCTGCTACAGGATAGTCAACGTCAGGATTTCCAGCCTTTCTCCATAAGCGATAGGTGTTTTCTCCATTTGACACCTCTTTTTCAAAAATAGCTCGCATTTTTCGCCCGTCGCTATTGTACATTCCGTTGTAAAATAGCGGTTTCATCAACTTAACATCACTCATTTTTATTCATCTCCAGGTTCTTAATATTTTATTGCGGCAAGTGCCTATTCAGCTCTTGCCGCAGCCGAAAATTCCTTATTAAAGGTGTCCCTGTATGCAGCCACGCCGTTCCAGTCGTCATACCGCACTTTTTCTCGCTGACCATTGCATTCAAATATGAGATTGGCTCTGGGCTCATTTCCATCATCAACCGCGCGGCGCTTTCTGCAAATATACCATTTTGCAAAGGCTTCCCGAGGATAGTGATTTTCTCGGAGATAGTAGCGCCCAGTTTCTACACCCTTGTAGATCTCTCTGCCAGTGCCTTCCTCAAGGCCGAAGAATTTAACGACAATGACCTTTTCAGGATTGCGACTAATGTCGTTATAATAGTCGTTCTGTGAGAATCCGCTAAACCATTCGCCGAGCATTTCGTCGTAACGCATGGTGATATGTTCGCGGATATAGTCTTCTCCTAGTCTGTCAACAATCTTCTGCTCAACAAAAAGCTCCGCAGTATTCCAGTTGTCATCGGTCGTTACGATTTTTACTCGCCCATCGAGGCAATTTGCATTTCCTAAAGATTCCATGAATTTTTGGTAATCATCTTCTGTCGGTGCAGTAAATTCTATTTTCATACCAACTTCCTCCTCGCTTCATCAATTCGTTCCTCAAGTCTCGATTTTCGGACGCACCGGTTTGTGTTTTCCTTGTAGAAACAGTAGCCGTCAAACTGCCAGCGGCCTCCTCCGAGTTCATGGAACGTGGTGAAGGTGGGTCTGTGTGCCCCACGCATATCTTCCTCGTAATTGAACACCTCCCCAGCCTGCGTACAAAACGACAGTGTAAGAACCGGTGGGACGCTATTTACGAAATACTCCACCATTGCCTCATCGACAATATCGCCGGGGAAACAATAGTCCTCAAACGTGTGGAGCCCGCTCTCGCGCCATCCTTCAAGAGATTTTACAGCCTCAGTTTCTGTGATCTTTTTCCGCTCTGCCAGTACAAACTCTAGCACCTTGAGTTGTTGCTCCAAATCCAGCTTGAGGTCGTCTTCGTTCCTGCAAGAGTGCAAATCAATTCCGCAAACAAGTAAATCCACATCGACAACGCAGGTGGTGATATACGCTCCGTCACCTCGCATTATATCTAGTTCAACCTTCTCGCGGCTTTCCTGACCGCCTTTGCAATACCGAAAATCATCTGAAATCATTTTTCATTCCTCCATTTCTTTCAGTTTTTCCACAATTTTATCCAGCGCATACTTTCCATTTGCTGTGAGCTGCCGCTGCCATGCTCCCTGCGACGGCGCCCACTTGAATCCGTAGCTTTTAAGCAGTTCCCGGATTTCCATGTCTGGCTTTCCTTCAAAGATAATCTGATAACGCATAGCCTCTGTATTTTCTACAACCTTGAAAGTTCTATATTCCTGCTCTGAGCTGCCTTTCTCTTTGGCCGCTTTCAGTGTCTTGATGCGCTCCTCCACTCTGTGGATATTTGCATTATTATTGGTGATCTGGTAGCTTGGGTAGCCAACCCTGCCGCAAAAATCAGGCTTGCGGAGTTCTTTTATAGCCTCCTCGCTGTAGCCCATTTCACGCAGCAGGTCGTCCCCTGCCTCCGTATCTTTCAAACGGATAGCCTTGTTCGCTGCTTTCATTTGCTCCTGTAGTTCCCTCATGTCCTGCAGTTTCTCTTCTAACTTCTCGATAGCCCTCTCATCGTCGGATTTTATAATCTTCCCGTACAGAATATTTTCAATCTTTTTGAGAATGCCCTGTATCTCTGCATAGAACTGTCTGTTTCTGTCCTGCGCCGCCACTTGCTTCTTCTTCTTTTTTACAGGGAAGTCCCCTGCTCCGCTAATCATCACGGACGGGCACATCAGCCCAATGCTAATTTCCTTGTTGAAATACTCGGCCATTTTCCTCGAATAACGCTCCGCAAGCATATAAGCACGTTCCGCCTCATCAGGTTT